GGTATCCATTCCTCTTGGGATTAGAATCAGCCGCATTTTATGTATTCCAAATGGAAGACCGGAAAGAAATATCCACCAGAACAAGTCTGTCTTTCCACTGACTTTCATAATTGTTTTTGTCATCCAAAACCAGAATACCATAAATGCCAGCGGCAGAATTGATTTTTTAATTACGTCTTCAATCGTCATCTTTTTTCTCCTTCTGTCTGATTCCTTCTGCCACCTCCCGATTAAGGTTTGCCAATATTTCTCTAACCACAGGAGAATCCAATCGAAAGGTTTCCAGCTCTTTCACCGTAAGCCCCCTTCCGTTCGCATCATATCTTCGCACAATTTTTAAAGCCATACTTTCACTTCCTTCCTGCTGATAATCCTAATGTTTTCAACAAATGTTTAAACTTCTCTCTTTTTATCTGTTTAACACGTATCTTTTCTATCTTTTTCAGATAGACTTGTATTCTACTTGCCATATCTTCATTGCTCATTCTTTACCCTCTCTTTCTGCCCACGATGCCAGAAGCATAAATATAATTTCTTCCATCTGAGTCTTTGTATATGTCTCTGGAAAATATTGTTTCAATTTCTTCGCCGGAATCTGCACCTGAACTTTTTCAATACTTTCATTAAAACAGATCTGGTCAATCTCTGAATACGTCAACATCCGCTCTTTTGAAATCTGCTTCAATTCCTTTGCCTGCTTCATGGACGGTACCATATTGTGATTACTCATATACTGAAGCAATATCTGTTGTTCTTCACTTCTCAAATATGAAACTTCAACAGCTGTATTAAAGGGAAGCTTCTTCTCGTCTGCCAGTTCTAAAAGCTCTGTGATTAACTCTGTCAGATGAATATATCGAAGAATCTGTCTGGAACTATCTCCTGTATTCTGACTGACTTCTTCCGCCGCCAACTTCTTGCCAACTTGGCAAGAAGTTAAATCAGACCGTTTCCCCTGACGCTTTAACGCCTCATATTTCATTTTATAAGCAAATGCCTTTTCGCTGATCAGCAGCTCTTCTCGTTGAATGTTGGAATCTACCATGATCACCGTCGCTTCATCATCTGTAAGATCTTTGATGATAACAGGCATTTTCTCTAATCCTGCAAGTTCACATGCTCGTTTTCGCCGATGACCAGCTACAAGCTCATAACCACCGGACTCTCTCAACCGCATAATACCAGGAACCAACACGCCATACTGTGTAATGCTATCTGATAATTCTTCCATTTTCTTATCATCTTTTACTTGAAATGGGTGATTCGGAAATGGATGAAGGCTTCCTATTGCTATCTCACTAATTCCATTGGTCATCTCTTCATTTGTTCCAAACAACGCATCAAGTGGCTGTAAGGAAATGGTAGTTGCTCTTTTTTTAGATGGCATCTTTCAGCACCTCCTCCGTCACTCTCCGATAGGCTTCTGTAGCTTTGCCTTTCGGATCATAAGAGAAAATACTCTGTCCTTCTCTGACTGCTTCCTTCATTCTTACAGAAAATGGAATATAATTATCAAAAATATGAATTTGACTTCCATATACATTTCTAAGAAGTTCCATATTATTTCTGGCATCATTTGTATGAGCATCGACCATCGTGAACAGAATCCCACCGACCTGCAGCTTCGGATTAATCTGCTTACGAACCTTACCGATCGTTTTTAACAATTGCTGCAATCCTTTGATTGGCAGGTAGGACGCTTCAACTGGAATGAGGACTTCATCTGATGCAGCCAGCGCATTGATCGTAATCATTCCCAATGATGGCATACAGTCAATAATGACTGCATCATATTGATTCTTGATACCATATAAAATCTGTTTCAATACATATTCCCTGCTCATTGCATTTACCAACTGTACTTCCGTACCTGCCAGTCCAATGTTAGAACAGATAATGTCTATTCCCTCTGCTTGATGTCTGATATAACAGTCTGAAGGAATATCTTCATCTTTCATTACTGCATCCATAAGAGCTGTAAGTGTTTCATTACTGTCATCACAATCACGATATCCAAATCCTGCGGATACATCAGACTGTGGATCGGCATCTACAATCAACACTTTCATATTCTTTTGTGCTAATCCTACTGCTAAATTAGCTGTACATGCGGATTTTCCCGTTCCCCCTTTTTGGTTTACAATAGAAATAATTCTAGCCATTTTTCATCACCTTTCATCGTCGTCAATCAAAAAGAGGACTGAATTAGACAACCGGAATCTATATTCCGTGCGAGCTAATTCAGTCCTATAATTACAATAATTCTGTTGTTTTTACTCTTGTCTTACACAAATCCATTTCCAGTCTGGATCTGTAATAATTCATATTCTGGAATGACAGCGCTGCCTTATTTTTCCCTTTTTCAGGGAGTTAAAGATAAGGACTAAATTAGTGCAACCCCTTGTATTTACTGGAGTTTTCTAACTTGTCCCTATTATAACTCGACCATGACTTGTGATCCGCGGGAAATCATATCCGTCACTTTTTATTCTCTTTATGATTCTGTCAATTTCACCTTGAATCCGTTCCCGGCTGATTGGATCGCCATTTTCATTGCAAAATAAATACTGATCCATTCTCACAACTTTAAATCCCCAATATTTCCGCTGAGCCTCTATATGTTCCGTAATGGCAGCAGTCAGCGGAATGTCTCTGGTAGAAGTTCTTGTCTTTGGTGTATCTTCAAAATAGCCTTTTCCCTCGATATATTTTAAAGTTCTACGAACATGAATCACATTTTGCTTTTTATCTATGTCAGAATATTTAAGTCCTTGCATTTCACCTTTTCGCATACCCGTCCGAAGCATTACAGAAAAAAAGTGATACAAATAACTCTCCTCGGCATATTTCATAAATAATTCCTGCTGCTCTTTCGTCATAGCCGTTCGCCCTTTCTTTGCTCCCGTTTGGCGAGGCAATTCAGCCAATTTAACGGGATTTCTTTCTATCAAGCCATTCTTCATAGCTTGTTGAAGACAGCCGTTTAAAATGGCTGATACGATCTTAATACTTGAAATAGCATATCCTTCTTTTACCATATCATTATATAATTTCTGAATGTGTTCCCCTCGAATCTCCGATAACTCTTTGTTTCCCAACCGATCATTTATTGTACTTTTATAATACTTTTCATAGCTGGTATATGTTCCGATTTTCACCCGGTTTTTCTTATATTCTTCTAACCAAGTTCCATACCATTCTATCAGTGTAATTTTTTCTTTTGGAACGTAAAGTCCATGATCCAGCTTATATTTAAGCTCTGTCATATATTTTTGCGTTTCCGTAATAGTCTTTCCGTGTACAAGATAACGTTTGCCTTTATACATAAAACGCCCCTCATACCCTTCATATCTCTGCTGAATGCCTTTCGGGAGTTTTCGTCCTCTCTTATCTGTTGCCATATTAACTCCTTTCTGAACATAAAATTCAAATATTGCAATGAGTCAATATGACAGGTATAATCATATTGACTCTATACAGTGTGTGTATTGGGTTATTTCTGTTTTGCCCCGTGGTGTTGCCGCACTGTGGGGCATTTATTTTCCCTTTGTGATGAAATTTTTCGCTATATATGGCTATATGTATGGTTTTTACTGGTTATTTTCTTATTTTTTCCGCTTCTAAACAATTCCTATATACCGAAAAATCAAATGTTTTTCTATGCTCTGTCGGTCTTTTCTGCCGGAATATAGCCGGTGATATCCTCTGTATCGATCAGCTCAATTACATCCGCTATATTCTTCTCAAATGATGACATATAAGTTTGTACAATGTTTGCCCCCTGCCAGATTCCCTCCCGATTTTTCAGCATGTTCCAGGCATCATCAACACCTTTACCTGTTTCACAGGTTGCCTCATCAATTTTATGTAATACATAATTGATCTGCTCAAACTGAAGAATAAGTCCTGATAGAATCTCTATAGCATTTGTCTGCCGGTCTTGCATTTTGATAACCATTTCTACTGCTGCCTCTGGATTTATTGTCTGTTGTTTTTTATTCATGTCTCTTTTCCCTCTCTTTCTGTTCTTCTAAGTACATTCTTTTTACAAATCCATACACCATAGCAAGGTGGTTGGGATTCTGTATCTTTTCAAGCATTTGTATCAGATCTTTCTTTTTATCCATTTTTTCACGCTCTCTTTCTATGATTCCACTTATATAGGCTTTAGATGTCTAACCGCAATCTATATTAAATTCTCCGCAAAACGATGCACTATTTTTAATAGCCTTAAATCGTCGCAATTATCAGCAAGCCATTTGATTCTGTCTTTGTACCATTCAATTTCTTCCTGTTCTTGCTCTTTTTTCATACTGTTTGACCTCCCTATATGTCAGATTTCTTTAACAAAACTTAACAGTTTTTCACTGATTAGATTTTCCATTTCCTCACCATCCTCTATCCAACCGCCTGTACCTGTGATCTGCCAAAGAAACTTGCATTGTAACTTGCGCCATCTCCTTTGGAACCCCAGATCAGTGAACAGCCAAACAGTGCTTTAGATCCGTGTATTACCTCATATCCGAGCTTTTTCCATCCAACCCAAGTATTTGTATCCTCGGTCACGTCTGCTGCCTCTTTGCTTCGTTTAATGCGCTCTGCATTGATTTCCTCTGCTTTAGCAGATAACCATGCTCTGTGAAGTGCCTCTGCAAAGCTGATATTGTATCGGCGGTAATTTTTCCATGCATTCAACATGATTTTCTTCAGATCATACTTCATAACCTCTGTACTCCTTTCTCAAGGCTTACAACAGTCCCGGCAGGTCTTAAAGCTATCTAAGGTATCTTGACCATCTCATTATCCCCTTACCCTTGTCCGGCGTTATACTGGTGTCTCCGGTACGCTTTCGCCACTTCGTTTTCACCCTTTGCTGTTGTGTTTTCCTTAACTTGTAACTATATTATAACCCATTTTGGGTTACTCGTCAACCGTTTTGTAATATATTCTGTATTATTTTTATCCGTTTTCGTTTGACTTATAACTTATATTTTATTATAATCTTCTTAGAAAGGTAGGTGTCACTATGTCCATTGTCTATGAAAACAATCAGCAAATTGTTATAGAAATAAAAAAATTGATGCTAGAAAAACAAATATCTCAACGGGAAATTGCGGAAAAATTAGGTATCAAACCACAAGGTTTAACCAAATTACTTACAAAGAAAAATTTCGGTTTTGAAGATGCTGAAAAAATTCTGTCAGCTATAGGGTATAAGCTTATATTGGATTTCAGTCCAGACGACAATGTATGCAACTCCGAAGAATAACTTACACAGTCCCGTTTTGAAAACCCGCTCAAAAATGAGCAAATCTATGAACTGACAGAACGATTCATTTTTAGAAGACTATGAATGATTATTCGGTATATAAGCTGTTGGTCATTTTTGACTGGTACGTTAAAATGTCGATTCAGATCATAAGGAGATAAGGGTAAACATTTCGTTCACCCCTTGCGTCCTGCTGCCAGATATGCTATATTTAAGACATAAAGAGGGAAACCGCAAGCGGCTACCCGATTATAATGTTAAGCTATTATGCAACAGCCGTCATTATTCGCAGTAATGGCGGCTATTTTCTTTTACCCTTGAAAATCTCATAGCAAAGACCTACAAGGGCAACAATGAATATACTAAACTGAATCAGATCAGAATATGTAACCATCGTATCGCCCTCCTTTCTTTCGTCTGGAGGGTGTTTTTTTATCCCTCCGTAACAGAGGGTAGCCGCCTGGCTTTGGTTTCCCTGTCTGTATCTTACCATGATGGCAGCAGACAAAGCAACCATTGTATCATTATTATTTCTGAAAATCCGTTTCACCATATTTTTCAGCCGGGAAATCAGCTGGCATATTCTTTAGTAATAACATATCATCCAGTATTTTCAATGCTTTTCGTAAATATGCTTGATAATCAGTTTTTATTACAGGAACAAAAGTACAAGCACTTATTTTGTCATATCCAAGCTTTTTCGTAAGAGATATAAACAATTCACTTGCTAAGCTCGGATTAGATTGTATTGCAGCCTGCAATATCATCACAAGGTCTTCGCCCTTTGCATTTTGGCAAAAACGTCTCAATTTCTCTTTTCTACGATCTGCAATCAGATAATCTTTCATGTATGTTTCACGCACTCTCATTTTTCACTCTTTCTAAGTCAATTCAAATGGGTTTCTTCCTGTTACTGTCCTTAAACATCTTCCTTCTTCTAAAACCGCTCTTGCAATTTGTCTGCGATTCAGATATACAGGTACTTCTATTCTTTGTGTTCCGTTATTTCCGCTTTCTTCCCTTACAATCCGGCGGATCAGGCTTTCTGGTGCTTCGATATTATTACCGTTTTTCTGATCTCCGAGGACTGCCATAAATTCTTTGTTCGGTGGGATGACGGCTCCCTGTGCCAGATATGGAACCATCGGTGCACTCCAATATCCGACATTAAATCCAACCGAACTAAAACCGGTCAGTTTTTCGAGCCAATGTGGTAGGCTAATACTCATGGAGTTCAGCGCGTTTGCGAAGGAGTTCTGCATGGTCTGGATTGCGTAAAGGAAATTATTTATGAATCTTATGATGCTGTTTATTGGAGATTTTACATATCCAACAAGGGTACTAAAACCGCTTCTGAAGCTTTCCTTGATCCTTTCAACTCCATCGGATAGTCCTTTTTTCATTTCATTCACTTTGCTTACGGCGCTGGATTTTATATTGTCCATTTTCTCGGTGACTAGATTTCTTATTTCCTCAAATTTTTTCTTTATTTTTGATAAGAAATCCGTAATTCCAAGTAAAAGCCCCTCGATGATATAGTGTCCTTGCTCTTGCATGACAGTTGATGGACTGTGGATACCAAAAGCATTTTTGAAGCCGTCCAAAATCGGTTTAAAGACATTGTCTACAATCCAACTTCCAATCCCCAAAAGAGCGTCTAGGATTCCAAGCAGAATACCGTCAACAACATTTCCTCCGGCTTCTTTGATTTTGTCTTCAAAGTACTGATATGCTTCTGATGCTCCTTGTGCGATAAGATTTCCTATCAGCCTTGCCAGTGCTCCGGTGATTGATCCAAGCGCATATCCTAATAATTCCAGTATTTTTTCAGCAATCGCAATCCACTGTATATTTGTCAGTGCATCTTGAATGTTTGTGACTATTTTTGACCAGTCAATATTATGGATAAACTCTATGAGCGTATCTAAAAAGTTTAGGACAAGGGTTGACGCCGCTTTTGAAAGCGCAGACCAATCAAGATTCTCGATGAAACCAACTATAACAGTCGGAAGTGCAAGAAGCTTGTGCCCGATAAATTGTCCTAATTTCGCCCAGTCGATTTCATATACAACACCGTTTACGCCCTCAGCAAATTTACTTCCGAGATTTTTCCAGTCAATTCCAGTGTAAAAAAGGTCTAATGTATTAACTATGGTATTGATTCCCGTACCTATAGTCCGTCCGAGAAGATCCCAGTCTATATTATCTACAAGGCTGTTAAATGTTCTTGTAAATCCAGTAACAAAATAAGTGACTGTCGGACCAACATTGTCCCATGAAATTGCTTTTTTTACTTTCTTGAGTCCACGGTTAATGGCATCCGCCATCATTTCTCCTAGTCCTTCAAAATCACCGGACTTAATCAGATCTTTTATTTTTTGAAAGATTTTCTCGATATTTGATTCTATCGGGACATCCTCAAACATTTGGCTAGGATCTACACCGCCACCACTCGATCCGCTGTTACCGGATGATGCTTTGGAAGTCGTATCCTCAGCTGTGAATTTGTTAAGATCATCGAGAGGTGAAAGATAATCCTCTGCCGCTTTCGCGGCATCTTCAGTAGCGTCCGCCGCATCTTTTGCCGCAGATGCCGTATCCTTTAGGCTCGCTGCATAATCCTTTTGTACAGCTTTCGCCCTTGTGTATGTACTCTTTCCTGATAGGAAAGAAAAAAACATACTCACATAACTTGCCGCCGTAGACAGCATATCTATGAATTTAGATAGAATAGGTGCGACTACTGTGAGAATAGGTGCAAAAGCTGTTGCAAGGCTATTTTTTAACCGCTCAAGGCTACTCCAAAGCATAGAAATGCTTCCGTTTGTTTCGCCGGAATACTGAGATAAATTTTTAAATCCATCAACTAGTGCACTCCTGAGCTTGTTAACAAGCACATAAAGACTTCTGATTCCGAATCCATATTTGACAAGCGTTCCAAGAGAAAGTCCAAACCCGGAAGACGATTTCTTTGCTCCGGTTAAGGATTTTGCCGCATTTTTTCCGAATGTAGCAATGCTACCGATTGCCTTTCCGACCATTCCGCCAATACGTGACAATCGGCTTGTACTTGCAGTAGCTTCATCTGCTTTTTGAGAATATTCATTTATCTTGTCGTTTACTCCATCGTAAGCGGTTTGAAGCTTGTTATGCATGTCAGCAAGCTTTCCTTCCTCTTGGGAAAGCTTTTCCAAATCTTCTTTTGCCGCTCTTGCTTTGGATCCTAACTCAAAAGGTTTACCTGTCGCAAATAGTTTGTCCTGTTCACGTTCTGCTACCTCTATTTCCTTTGTAAGCTTTTCGATGTCTTCTTGAACCCACTTATATTGAGTGGTATCAAATGTTGTGCCACGTTTTGCACTATCTTTTACAGCGTCTTTTATGACACCTTGCATCATTTCCAGATCATTAAGCTTCTTGACCGTTTCATCGATCTTGGCTTGCATTTCTCCATATTCATCGGAGTAACCGGCAATTTTCCTTTTCAGTGCATCTATTTTTTCAGACTGCGAATCGTATTGACTGTTTAACCTCGCAAAAGCATCTATTTGCTTATTTAAAGCCGCTTTTGCTGTTGCACCGATATCATTTACCTTTTTTGCCATCCGCCGCAATGAGGCTTCTGTTTTTTCGCTTCCGGCATCAACTCCTTTCGTATCTATTTGGGTGTCTATTACTATCGTGCCATCCCGTTCTGCCATTTCTGATCCTTTCTACCGCTAACTTTTTGCGGTTAATGATTATCACTCCTATCGATAACCATGAAAATCTTTTAATATTTCATTTCCTTGATCTACAACATTCCATTTTTCAATCAATACTGTGATCTGCTTGATAAATTCTGCATATCCTGTTGAGCTAGGATAATGTGTTCCGAAAACTTTCCAACAGCTTCCCTTACCAAATGCCTTTTCAAAATGCTTTGCAGCTTCCACTCTAAACTGTTTTTCGGCTGCTTCCTTATCTTTTTCATAAATAAGCTCGGCTTTCTTCACTGCCCTTACAATTTTCCAACATTCTTCCATGATCCTGTCAATATCATCTAAATCAAATACTATCTGCCCGTACCGAACATTGACTCTTTTAATTCTGCTCATCAGTACCTCCTTTCTTCTCGCAAATCTGCTGCCAAATCACAGCGAGTAAGCACATAATGATAAATAACTCAGCCAAAATGCCAAACTCTAAAATACACTGCATTAACTGCATACTCTTTCACCTCTTTCGCTATATAGTTTCGCTTGTACGGATTTTTTACATTTCATAAGACCACAGCTCGCCCTCTGCTTCGTTTTCCGGGATCCTGACAATCAAATCGTCATTAGGGATGTATGCCTGTGCAATCTGAATCAGTAAATCTTCCAGAGCTTCTGCAGTGCGAGCGCATAGTTTTATTCCCGCCACATGTTTCCAGGCGCTTACATATCCAGACGTTAGAAATAGATCTGCTACCAGTATGTTACTTTCCCATTTTGTCCGTACCTTTGCTATTCTTAATTTTCTGTTTTTCCCTTTCTGCTTCAATTGCATCTGAACCATTGTTTCTTACCTCCATGAATGATAAAATTGTCACAGAGGTTGTCCTGCTGCCGTTTTTGACCGATGGCAGCAGGATAGTAAGCGTTATATTTTCCTGAAATCCTCTATCAACTTTTTTAACCGTTCATCGGATTGCTGAGATATTCCTGTAGGCTCGTCTTTTACTTCTATTTCTGCATTTTCAGTGGTTGTCATAATTTGTATTGCATCACGATTTTTTTCACGGATTTGAGCCGAATATGAATTTCTATTAGTCTGATCGATCATTTGTTGCATATCAGCCGGTAACTTTTCATATTCCTCCTGTTTTTTTGCTTCGTTCCGGTAAGACCGCATAAAGTTAGAAGATGCCACTTGTTCACTGTAAGATCCATCAGCCGCCCACAGCCTTAACACATTAGGAGATCCAACAGCCTTTTGCACCAAAGGCGGCAATTTTGAAAATTCTTCCTGTGAATTGTAAATACTATTACGGATCGCCTTTTCAACAAGTGACCACGCCTCCAATTCATTCAACTGTTGTGGTGTATTTAATTCGTGCACCAAGGCTATTAACTGCCCCGGTGCCGGTGCAAAACCTTTTGTGTCTGCCCTCAGATACGCCAAAAACGCTTTTTCCGCCAAATCAAACGAAATATCTGATAACGCTAGATTCCACGTATTGATTGTTACTGTCTTATTATCTGGTTTGTAATTTGGATATGCTCCCTGAATCATCATTAGTAGTTTCGCCGTCTCTTCTCTAAGCATTTAGCCAACCCTCCAGCCCCTCATCATCTTTTGATTTTTTATTTTTTTGTCTTTGGTTCTTCTCCCACGTTCTGACTGCTGCCTTCCAGTCTTTCATTTTTGTTTTCCCAACATACCATCCCTTAGATGTGTAAAAGTCAACAAATGATTGAGCATCAACAGCATTTCCACGTTCAAAGCAATACTCCTGTACTTCTTCAACAGTTGGCGGAGTAAAATGAGACATTTTTCTCCCCTCATTATTATTTATACTACCCTTACCTATACTATCCTTACCTAACCTAACCTGGGTATCCCGCATGTCTACCACGTGGTTGTCATCTGGTATACCAACTGCCAACACATGTAATTGATACCGATCATCGATTGTATCAAGTTGTTCAAATTCTTCTTTAAATCGAGTAGGCGTATATCGATCTCTCCGCAGATAATTGTTGATTTTCCAGTCTCGAATAACAACAACCCCGCTGTCAAAAGGAATCAAAAAACCTTTAGCAACTAAAATTTTCAAATCATCATCAGAAGCATTTGTAAGCCGCAATATCTTTTTGGGTGCACTGACAAACCCGTCGTCATCTGCTTCAAGACCATACTGAAAATACAAAGCTTGCGCTGATGCCGGCATATCAAGAAAACGATCAGAACATACAACGTCCTTAGAAAACATTCTGCGGCTCGCCATTTTCATCATCTCCTTTCATTGACTGCTGCCCTTCTGGTGTCCTAAGTGCTTTCTTTGCACTTTTAGCTGCTTTCAGCGTATTCCATGCCCTTGCATTCATGATTTTTATAAACTCTTGTATTTCCTGCCGGTTTTTCGGCTTCCAGTATCCACGCCCTGATCCTGAACAAATGATGGCTCCGCGTTCACGTTCCAACGCAATTCTTTGTCGCAACTCACGTGATGATCCGCATCCACTTATCCGCATCAACTCCTGCGTAGTGATTGCATTTTCCTTGCCAATTGGAAGCAGTGGATCAATAATGAAGTCAGTCTTGCCGGACTCTTCATTTGTGCATATTCGGTTATTTCTGTTTTGCTTTCGCATTATTTCACCCCAGTCAATGAATCAAGGTATTGATCCAGTTTTTGTTTGTCATATAAAAGTCGCTTTCCTACTTTGACGCAACATCCTATTTCTTTTCCAAAATCTGTAGCTTTATTACGTCCTAGTCCGGTATAATCCATAAATTCCTCAATATTTATAAGTCTTTTCTGATAACCTGCGTATTCTGGTCTCATTACCATTCTTTACCATTCTCCTTTCTTCTTTACCTTGCTTTATTTTAACATTTATGTTAACATAAGTAAAACAACAGTTTTTGCTATAATTGTTTTAAATTAAGGAAGAGGATAGAAATGACAAAGGAAGATTTAAACAAAAAAAGAGGATGCCGTTTAAGGGAATGTAGAACGGATAAAAATTTAACTCAAAAGCAATTGGCTGACTTGTGTTATTGTACTACTCAAACAATTTCTTATATCGAAAATGGAAAACGTGGAATGTCTCGCGAGTTAGCGCATACTTTTTCTATGCAATTAGGAATTGACGAAGAATACTTATTATGTGAAACATACTTTAAAACATTTCGTGAAAAAAACAAATATCTGGATGCATTAAATAATGAATGTGATTCAAAGCTTACAGATTTACTTCAGTTATTAGGACACAAAATTAAATTATTATTTAACGCTGGAGAATTTGATGATCCAGAGGCGCTAATCGGTCAAAGCGCAAATTTTCACTTTGACACATATAGTAACGATATAATAATGGAAACAGAAAATTGTTCAAGACGTATCCATAATATTCGTATCCAATTTGATGATATTACAATCAGTCCTATAACATTTATGGAGTTTTTTAGCGATATTTATGATTATATTGATTTTCTAATTGAACATTTGACGGATAAAGAAGAAAAAAACAAATATAACTTTGCACTCTATAATATGGAGACAGCATTTAAGCAAGAACAAGAATTCGAATCTCTTTCAAAAGAAGAAAAAATTAGGCGCATAAAAAAAGATTTTGGCTCAATTTTGTTATGTGACGAAGAAACGGCTGAAAATAAATAGTTTGTACCTTTAGATTTTGGCAAAATTTTTTTAATTCTCGTATATGTGATAGCAACTCAAAAGAGAGGGGATGTATCTTGACACCAATAGAATATTATCTGATCCGGTCTTTGATGTACCGGAAATATGAGAAGAAACGCAGAAAATTGCAGAAAAAGCGGTATAAGAAAGCCAAACGGCAATATAACAGGGAGCTGATGAGAGAAAGTGCTGACCGTCAAACAGAATGGATGCAAGAACAAATTCAGAAGCACAAGGAAAAGAAAGAAGAAAAACAGAACAGAGAAGTTACTGACTACGGGTATGATTTGCCATCTTCTTACGAATATGTAAATGAGAGCGAACAGGAAACATCTTCAGCAAGCTCGTTCCGGTTCTTTTCGGATGACTTCGCCACATACATTTTGAATCACTGGGACAGGGAATTTGATATTGTTCATTTTCTATTTCCAATTGTTTCCGTTATAATGCTTTTCATTTTTGTGCCTATATCCCGTTTTGCAGAGTTGGACGGCGTAAGGGTAACAACTGGCGAATGGCTTATTTGCAATTTGCTATTTTTCGTCTTATGGATAATGCCGTTTGACATAATTGTCTTTATTACTAAAAAGCTTTCTGTCTTATATGTAAAATCACACTATCTTGAATTTGAAGAAGAAACTGACGAAGAAGTAGAACAAGATATTGCGGATGATATCGAAATACATAGCGACAATATACCTTATGCGGAAGAAAGCGACTTTGAAGACGATGCTTTCACGGCCGACAAGAGAAGTAATGTCACACCAGAGAAAAAACAGGAAAATCACATTCCAAAGATTATTCCAAAAAAAGAAAAAGCTCCGTTCAACGTAGAAGCTTTTGCAAAAGAGTGTAACGCTTATGTGATAAAGCAGGAGCGACAGGAAGAACAGGAAAATTTACAGCATTGATATATCTTTTCAGAAAATGAGAGTGATCCAGTATTTGACCAACCATTATCTTATGTGATAAAATCTACTGCAAGTAACCAATCACCAACTGTCGCAATAGTCATATATGATATACGGCAGAAAAAAGGCGGATAGAATAATCTACCCGTCTTTTTTATTGCCATTGTCTTGATACAGCATATTTTATTCCATTATCAATAGATGTAGGTTTGTCTATTTTCTATAGCTGATATACATTGATTTGTTATACTGGAACCTTTAATTTGTTTCTACATTTTGACTATATATTCGGATATGACTGGTTTTGACAAGTTTTCAGTCGCTATCCTGTTATCCATTTTCACACTATGCCCGGCTTTCCTTGCAACTTCTGAAGCATTTCCGCTATATATTCTGATATTTCAAGTTTTTTCAAGTTCTGCGAGCCTATTCTGCCAACTGATTTCTCACTATATCCGCTTCTTCTGTTGCTTCTGCTCCTATATATTCTAAAATATGAGGTTTTTTGAGGTTATTCCGTCAGCACAGCATTATCCTTTTTGAGTGATTCTATGGTCTTGTCTGCCATTTTCAACGCTCTTGCAAAGATCTGTTCTGGTGTGTTCCATGCTTTCTCCAAGTCGATAAGATAATCTCTGCATCTTTTTCCTTTTTCAGTCCGGCTCATTAAGCAAATGTGTTTTGCCATCAACACGGACATAGAATAATCTTCAAGCTCTCTTATGGCGCCGTTATTTACAACCGTACTCGATGTACACTTGTTATAATCTTCGCCCTCGATAAACAAGTCCTTGTTTGAATCAAACCATCGGCTGAATCTCGATGCAACACCGAGAGCTTCATGTAACTCCCTAGCTGATACTGTCGGATTCTCTGATTCATAGATTCTCGAAAAGCAGTCTGGCATATCGCTTTCAATAAACATATCCTCAAAATTGAGGACATCTTTTCTTATGTTTTCGATAGTTCTTAGCACATTCAT